TTGGCAATGGCCCGTGTTTCGGCAAGGGCGAGCAGATCGACTCGCATAAGTGCGTGATTCGGTTTAACAACTGGAACACGGACGGCAATGAAAGCGATATCGGCTCGCGCACCGACGTTTGGTGTACGAACACATGGGACGACGTTGCAATGCGTGATTGGTCGGGCGACATGCTGACCGTTACGACGCATGACGAAGATGCGGCGAGGTCCAACCGATGGCTTGGCGCTTACCCGCACATGCACGCGCCGAAGGTTTCGTGGACGGATGCGGCACGAGCGTTAAAGCCTATCAAACCTTCGACGGGTTTGGTGTTGCTTCACCGCTTATCGCAGACGGACAAGCGCATCACGGCTTACGGCTTCGATGGTTTGGTGGGTGGTCACTACGGCAATCCGCAGCACGAACACGATCATCCGCAAGAGTCGCGGGCGATGTCGTTACTTGGCGGGCGGGTCATCTTCAATTGATTCGCGAACACCGACGAGCTTAACGTCGGCGAACGGGTCTCGCACGCGCGGCAGCAACGAAGTCGTTAATTCCCTTCCGGCTGCTTCGTCGGCAACGATATACATCCGTGGGACACTCCCGCCATCATACATTAGGCGGGCAAGCCTCCTGACGACGGTATCTGCCGACAAATGCGCAATGTGGCCCAGACCAACCACAAACGGTGTGCCGCTTAACGATTGTTTTGTTCCGTCATCTTCGCTCATGCGTTGACCTTTCCGTTTGGATTTTTCGGCGATATTGTCACTCGCGGTCTGTCTGAATCAAGTTTTATTGAAAACATTCCATTCATAGGCCGCATCATAAACCCGCTGTCAAGTGAAAGCCGCAATCCTAAACCCCGGCCCATCCCTGAACACGACGTACAAGGGGCGACATGGCTATGACGTTGTAATCGGCGTCAACCGCACCATGCTTGCACACGACCTTGATTGGTGGGTGTGGATGGACACCAACCCGCCCATGCCCCGCAGGGTATGGGAAGCACCCGCCGAAGAATGGAAGCGTGAGAAGCCAGCCACGGCCCCGCATCAGTTCACCACGGGGACCGGCGCGGAATACCTCGAATCGCAAGACCTGCCGCGCGACGGAAACGTGTGGCGGTTCAACGATTATCAGGACTACATACCGAATCGTTTGAAGTGGCACGTGTTCAGTGCAACGGCGGCTATCTCGCTGGCGTTTCTGTTGGGTGCAACCTCGGCAGACGTGTACGGCGCTGACATGCGGGGTGAATCGGACTTCGACGGTAGCCGTGATAAACGAGACAACCGCGACGAAAAGCGTTGGCTGCGTGAGGCTGGAATCTGGAACGAAACAATCGCGTGGCTGTCGTTTAACGGCATGGCGGTGCGGCGCATAGTTCCGCAGGGTTTGTATCACGCGCCACGACCTGAAAGGCGAACACATGGGATTGCTTGACGAATCAATGGCTATCGACGCGCGGTACGGGTTCATGGATACCGACGCATTCGCGGAGGCTATCACGTACACGCCGATTAACGGCAGCGCGCAAAGCATCAACGCGATTGTTGAGCGTGAAATTCCCGACGATATCGTCCTGCCCGAAATCAAAGGGCCGACGATGATTATCAACGTGGCAAAAAGCGCCACGACCACCATCGGCGTATCAGCGGTGAGCATCAACGACGAGGTAACGCTTCCACGTCAACCGGGCGGCTCGACCGTCACGGTCTACGTCCAACAAATCATCGAACAGGACACGCAGGCATGGCGGCTTCTGGTCCATTAGTCAAACTCGATATTGACGACAAGCAGCTACGGGAGCTTGAGCGAGTCTTTCGCGCGGTTCCGAAGGCTATCCCCGTCGTCATGTCTGCTGGCATCAACGACACGTTGAAGCAGGGGCGTACGCAGGTTAAGGATGATGTTGCAAGCGTCGTGAATCTCAAAAAGGGCTTCATCGCCAAGCACATGCGCCTGACGAAAGCGAACAGGTCGAAGCTGTCCGGCGCTATCCACCTATCACACAATCCCGTTCCGCTTGTTGTGTACGCGGGCAAAGCCGCTGTCGCATCGCGCGTTTCTCGCATCGGCAAGCAAGGCCCGCGCATCCGCATTCGCGTGCGAAAGAACCAACCCGCAGAGCGCAAGAGCAATCGGTTCGTGACTGTGGTTGGCGCTGGTCATGTCGGCGTATTCCGTAGGGCGAAAAAAGGGCAGGGACTACCCATTAGAGAAGAATACGGACCCAGCGTGACGGGCGCTTTTCAGGGCGCGCCGGGTGTCGAAAAGCGCGTGCTGGCAAAAATCCACAACGCACTAGAACGCCGAATTGACGCGCAGATGAATCTTGTGCTTGAGGGCAAGCGGTTCAAGCAATTCGGTCGCGCCCTTGGAGTTATCTAAATGCCTACGCCTCGCGTTGAACTAATCGCGCAAAACATCGCTACCACGCTGGCAACGATTACCACGGATAACGGGTACAACCAAGACGTTACCGTTACGCGCCCGGCGATGAACAATGCCAACACGGTGCGCGGTGACAATCACCTTGTTCTGGTATTCCGCGATGCCGAGCGAACGGAGAATCCACCGCATGGGCGCATGGAGTGGCGACAGGGCTTTTCGGTCGGCATTATCAAGCGGCTTGACGGTGACGACACAACCCCGATTGAACAGCAATTCCTAACCGTCGCGGCTGACGTTATGAAAGCCCTGCGCACCGACTACAAACGCGGAACCGATAGCGGCGGCAATCCGCTTGCAATCCAAACCGATATGGTCGGTCTCGCTTGGGATATCGCAGAGCAAGGCGACATCAACAGCCTTTCCGTGGACTTCATCGTCCAATATCGCACCGACGAAAACGATCCTTTCGCGGCTGGTTAATCAGCCGCACCCCAAAACACATACCAACTCTCAAGGGGAGACACTATGAGTGCTACCGCACCGCTTATCACGCGCCAACGTGTTGTCGCGTTCAAGGCCGAATCTACACCCGGCACAGCCATATCACTTTCAGCGGCAGACGGCGTTATCCACGCATTCGACGCCAACATCACACCAGACATCGGCATGAAGGAACGACAAGGGCAAGGCTCTATGTCGAACCTCAACAGCGTTGCCACTACGCGCGGCGCTGACGGTGAGTTTATGACCGAACTGCAAGGCGACGGTGCGGGTGGTCCGCTTGCAGCACTTGCCACACTGCTTACCGCATCCGGCTTTGTCGCTGGCTCTGGCGGTCTGTACAGCCTGACCAGTGACCCGACCACCACGCTGACCTACGCTCGCTACATCGACGGCCACAAGGAGTTTATGGCTGGCGCAATGTGCGACCTTGAGTTTGACTTCAAGGCTGGCGAGCCGGTGATGATTAGCGTTAAGGCGAAGGGCGTCTATCAAGCGCGCACATCGACGGCGCTCATTACACCGACATACCCCACGTCCAACCCGATGGTGTTCAGTGGTGCTACCTTGACGCTCGCAAGCTACACACCGCGCGTCTCAAACGTCAAAATCTCGCTGAATAATGCGCTTGTCCTGCGCGAGGATGGAACGAAAACGGGTGGCTATCTGGCCGCGACCATCACTGGGCGCAGCATCACGGTAAGCATGGACCCGGAAGAAGATGCCATTGGGACCAAGGACTTCATCGGTGAGTTGCTCGCCAATACCGAAGTTGCTTTCACGTTGGTTGTGGACAACGGAACCGACGATTGCACGTTCAGCATCCCGAAGTTCCAGATTGACAGTGCCGCGCCCGGTGACCGTGAAGGCATCTTCACGCGCAGCATCGAAGGCAAGGCCAACCGCAGCAGCGCGGACAACGACGAAATGACAATCACTTTTGGTTCTGCCTAATTCAAGGCAGGGAATGGAGGGGCGTTATGCCCATTGCTTTGGACCCGCGAAAAACGTGGGAGTACGAATTTAAGGATGACAGCGGCGCGGCTCTTGTTTTTCGCTATGTCACATCGACACAGGCCGCAGACATTGCGGAATTGATTGAAAAGGCTGACGCGGAAACAAGCCTTCGCAGTAAAGCAAAGGCTTACGGCGATGCGATTCGGGCGAGTTTGTGCGATTGGCGCGACATGCCCGATCCGTCTACCGGCAAGCCGATGGATTTTGACCCGTCGCGCATCGAGTCGGTGCTAACCCTAGCGGAAATCGCGGCGGTTCTGGAGGCGGTGTTTTCCCGCATTCAATTGGGGGACACCGACCAAAAAAAATCAGAGTCGCCGTCGCCATCGAACGAGGAAAAGTCTGCGGAAGGTGCAACGGCGGAAAGTGCGTAGACGAACCAAGTGAGCAATCACCGCTCATCTTGAAGTACCCCGGCGGCGTGCGACACCGCATCACATCATGTCCAACACGGCACGTCAGCCCTGACGTGTGGCATTTACTTGAACTGTCCGACCTTGCTGAACACGGCGTACTGCCTGTGTCTGGTGGGGCTTTAGACCAATGCGAGCAATTCATCCAAGCACACCGCACGTGCAAGTCTGAGCGCGCGTACTGGCGAGCAAAGGACAACCCGTTTTATGGCGAAGAATAAAGACATCAACATTCGCATCCGTGGCAAGGATCAAGCGAGTGGTGTTTTTGCGCGCATTAACCAAAGCGTGAAGGGTTTGGGGAAGTCTTTAATCTCCATACCATCTTTGATCGGTGGTTTAAGCGTTGGCGCGGCGGCTGGCTTTGGCGTCAAACTGGCTGCCAACCTAGAACAAGCTGAGGTGGCGTTCGGCACGTTGCTTGGGAGCGCCGAAAAGGCAAAGGTGCTGTTGGATGACCTTAGCAACTTTGCCGCGTCAACCCCGTTTCAGTTTGAAGGGTTGACTGATGCGGCGCGCAAACTTGTAGCCTTTGGCGTCGCACAAGAGGACGTTCTTCCCACCATGCGCACCATCGGCGACATCGCTGCGGGTGTAAATCAGCCTATCGGCGAGCTGGCCGAGATTTACGGCAAGGCTCGCGTGCAGGGACGATTGTTTGCCGAGGATATCAATCAACTGACCGGGCGCGGTATCCCCATTATCCAAGAGTTGGCCAAGCAATTCGGCGTTGCCGATTCGGAAGTTCGCGGCCTTGTCGAATCTGGCCAAGTCGGATTTAAGAATATCGACCGTGCATTTCGGGATATGACCGGATCAGGCGGGCGATTCTTCGGCATGATGAGCGCGCAGTCTAGGACGCTCGCGGGCTTGTGGTCCACACTCAAGGATAACGCGCAGATTCTTTTGCGGGACGTTGCGGGGATTGCGCTCAAAACGTTGGATGCGTCTGGCGGGATGGAGCGCCTAATCGAATCGACGCAAAGGTTCTCGGTGACGGCGATTGCTGCGGCGGGTTCGTCTGCTTTGTGGGCTACGCAAAACACCGGACTAATCAAGGACATAGGCATCGCGTCTGCCGCAACCCTTGCATGGATTCCCATTCTTTCAACTCTATCTGCGGCCATGAAGGGCGTCACGCTGTCCTATATAGCGGCTAATGCTGCAACCGTATCGCTGAGGCTCGCGTCTATTGCACTAAGTGCAACCCTTGTTGGCGCATTGCTTGCGGGTCTGTCTGTTGTTACCACTGCGTTCATCCGCGCAAAACTTGAGGGTGTTAGCTTTGGCGAGGCAATTCTAAAAATAGCGTCTGACCTTGGCGTACTCGACCTTGCTGCGTTACGGATGAAAAGCGCCAATGAACAACTGGCCGAAGCTACGGCGAAGGTTGTCGCAGCGCGAAACGAATTGAGCGGTGCGAAAAATGACCAAGACCGATTAACCGCCAATGAAAAACTGGCGTCATCGCTCAAGGCTCAAATCTCGGCCCGCGAACGCCTTAACCAAATTGAAATACAACAGCTAAAGCAGCAGGCGGTCGAGGGTGAATACCAAGGAAACAGGACCGGCGATTATAGCGCGATGCTCGCAGCCGAAGCTGCTTTGCGTGCCAGGCAAAATCCTGATTCTGTTACGCAGTCCCTACGCAAAGAACTTGAACTGGCAGAGGCTGCAAGCGGTCGATTGACGGCTAACCTTAGAGGGCTACCCAATGCCGCTACAAATGCGGGTGATGCAATCCGCAAGTCTGTGCTTGGCGCACTTGGCAAGGTTGCGGACGGCGTAACGGACCTTGCGCGAAAACTTACAGACTTCGTTTCCTTCGATGATTCGTTTGCCGAGTTTACGCTTGAACCGATGGCTGCGGAACTGCGGCGCATTGGTCGGCAATCGGAAGAACTCATTAAGAACGCTCGCATTCAGGCTGCCGAGGGGATGCTGTCTGCTGAGCAACTTGAAAAACGCATTGCCGCGATTCGTGGGGCGGCAGACAAGCGGCGCGCCGAGGCCCGCTCTGGCGGTGGCTCTGCCGACTCATTGCCTGCACTGATTAGCGGTCGCCTACTTACCGGCATGACAGCCGCTTTCCGTTCCGGCCAACAACGCGCCAACCCTAACAAGGGCGTTGAGGACCGAATCGAAACGGGCAACCGGCTTACCAAGGAAATGATTAGGACCATGCAGGACATGCGCGACGTTCTGCGTTCTGGGCGCAATCCGC